CTCATAATATCCTAACGCCTCGCGTCTATTGTGTTCTTTGTTGTCTTTCTCCCATTGCTCATAATTGAATTTCAATTCCCGTGGCAATGTTTTCATCATTTCCACAACCGCCCCATTGAACAGGCGCATTTCTTTCAACTGTTCTTCAAGTTCCTCCACGTCCATTTCTTCCATTTCGTATTCTTGCAGTTTCAGTCCGTTCTCGTTCCAGTATTTTTCCCAGTATAGCGTTGCTCCCATTCTTCCCGCCTGATAACATTTCCATATATCGTGTCTCGTGCATGCGCCATTTTCAAAATAGCCCTCCGTGTATTTCAATTTCACTAGCGTGCCATGGCATCCGCTCACATGACACGGCTGTTCTTCCTCATACCATGTAGAGATATGGCAAGTATTGCAACGGGTTATGTGCGCGTTTTTTTTGCATTCGCACAAGTTTCTGTTTCCACTGTCGCTCACTTCTTTGTGTTCCCAATCACTGCAAAACATTGATACAACATTTCCGCAAGTATTCCAGAATATATCATCTGGGCAACCCTTTGGCGGCTCAGGTAATTTCATTCCCAGCGTGGAGATGTTATGATGTATTTTCCCCTCCTCGATTATAGCGTCAATCAATTCTTTTTTTGTTGCGTATAGTTTCATATTATTTTGTATTAAATAACTTATAAATTTCGTCAAACAATGCTGGTAGTATAATTTTATTTATACGTTCCACCTCTTTTGTGTTTTTTATAAGCTCTTTAATCGGGTTATCAGTATAATATGCGCCACCGCGTCCAAAAACTTCTGCGGCTTCTTTTAATGCGTAAAATGTAGCCATAAGCTCACAAAATACCCATAAATTTTTGTTATCATCAATCTGTAAAATATTATTGAGTGTTTCTCCATAATATTCTTTAATTGCATCAAACATATTTTTGTTGCTTTCTTTCCATAGCCCGTCAATATGGTGATGTAAATTTTTATTTTGAAGGTAACCAAAACCCCAATACCAATCACAATCCCATGAGGGACTTGCTAGATATTCCACCTCTCCGTCGTGTTCTCCCATAAGTATTTCATGGTCAAACCTTGTTATGTTATTCATTTTTTAATGTACCCGCTCGCAGGGATTGCGGGCGTTGCGGGTTTCGATACCCGTGAAGGGTTTAGCCCCTCATCTCTACCCCCTATTCCGCCATTATAGAATAAGAGGCAAAGGGAACGGCTCACTTAATATGGAAACGTACCGCCTGCCACTCCTAAAAATACTATCTCGGCAACGGCTATCAATAGTATTATTCCGACCTTTTTCATTATGTTTTCTTTTTTCGATTTATAGGGTTTTAGGTTCATATTATTGTATTTTATATCGGCATATATTCAATCAACTTTCCGCACTCTTTACACGGCGCCCGGTAACTCTTGACTTCCCCAATCTTATTCCATTTGTACCGCAGTCCGTCATCGCCCTCTTTCCATAACAGCGCATCTTTCTTACTGTAGTCTAACTCTCTGCACTTGTGTTTTTCTTTTTCCATAGTTATTATTTATTTTTACCGCTTCGGGCGGTTTACTGACAACTCGGAGAAGAAGCAGTGCTGTGTAGCGTTCTTCTTCTCCTCCGAGTACACACCACTATTTCAACCACTCGCTCGCATTCTTCAATTCGTCTTTATAGATTGCAAAAACTGCGACTATTTCTCCTTTCAATTCTACTGATACCTGTATCTTATCCTTGTTTTCATCAGAAGAAAAATCATTAAATTGAATTGATGTTATTTTTTCTGATGCTTCTTTTCTTTCGTCTCCCACTGCTTTGATATAATAATGTTTCATTGTTTTATTTATTTATTTTTTCGACCTTTTTCACTTCCTATATTCTCCCCTCGTATTTTTGAAGTGTGCATATTGTACGCCATAACAGCTTCACCGCTTGAACCATATCGGATAACAAGCAGACGCACACCATACAAAGAGAGAATATAAAAAACGAATTCAAAGTACATTATAAGTAAATCACACTCGCATCATAATGCAATGCCAAAAGTTATCCCCCACATTATGAAAACACCATGAAAGCATAAAACTGTCAAAACACGCCAAAAACACCATTTTCAACGAAAACCCACTAAAAACATCGCACAGAATTGACCTATACGAGGCGAAAACACATCAAGCCGACATATCGCCCACCTAAAAGACCAACTCAAAAACGGCATATCTTTTCTATGGTATAATAGTAGCGATGAAAGAAAAAACCCACTCACAAAAACCCACTCATAAATATAGAGTACCTGATAGGATTGATAAAGTGATAACGTTATTGCCGCACACAAAGACAAAGAAAGAAGCTATGCTGAAAGCAGGATATTCGCCCACTACCGCACAAGGCAGACATAGCGCACTCAACAAACGAGTAGAGGAAAGATTGTTATTATATATAAAGGAAGACCTGCCCACTGATAAATACTTTAACGTAGAGAATTTATTGCAAGAGTATGAAAAAATTTGTAAACAGGATAAAGACATGGGCACTAAGTATAGAGCTATCAGAGGCGTACTTGATAAATACCCCGATATCCTAGCAGTAGACAGTAATAATCAGCATGAACAACCCGTATTTAATATCATTGTGAGAGAATTGAACGTGGAAAATGTACCAAAACCCACCCCTATAAATGTATCTCCCATTGATGAAAACCCCGTATAAGTCAATTTCAAGCGATGTTTTATCCCGTATCGTCTAGTATTATGACAAAACCATTAAAAATCAACATTTTCAGGTGCGCAAACTGCGGAAACCCACTCCCAGACAAGCGTACAGCACGCAAAGAATACTGCTCGGACAGGTGCAGAAAGACAAATCACTGGCGAAGAAAACACTACAAATGACCCGTTGCGTCGAGTATTTTCAATGATATAGGTAAAACCTACTCAAAAACCACTAAACCCACCACAAGCACACACAATGGCGCACTCTTATACTTATAAAGAATATAATAAATAGATGAATAAACGGAAAGGCAGTAGGGGGGGGTAGGGGGAGCCACCAGAGGGAACGGATGAGTGGTACTATATATTGTCCGTACCACAAATATCTAAAATAAGAACTATTATATTAAAATATGAAGAAAGATAAAAGACAGTATATTATAAGAAAATACATTATGGCTTCTTCTGCAAAGGACGCTATAAGAATTGAGAAGAAAAGCGAGGTTGATGACGTATGGTTAGACCAAGATTGGGAAAAGGAACGGCGTAAGGATATGAGTCCAGCGATTGGGTTTGTCCATGAAGTAGAAGATGACGATGACTAATACGAGAAATATAAAAACAGTTTGCGTTTCTGGGGGATTTGACCCACTACACATAGGACATGTCAGATATATAAGGGAAGCTTCCAAGTTGGGGGATTATCTTATTGTGATATTGAATACTGATGAATTTCTTACAAAGAAGAAAGGAAAACCTTTTATGTGTTTTGAAGAACGGAAAGAGATATTATTCGCACTAGAAGGCGTTGACGAGGTCTTTGGGGCGATAGATAAGGATATGACCGTCTGTGAGACACTTCGTCTCTTAAAACCCGATATATTCGCAAAGGGAGGGGATAGGACACTCGGTAACATTCCCGAAAAGGAGGTTTGCGAGGAATTGGGAATTGATATGGTCTTTGAGGTCGGCGGAGGGAAAATACAATCAAGTTCGTGGCTTACCAAGAAATAGACGAAAGAATGGTTCAGATGGGGAAAGATTGGCTTGACGGGAAAATTCTCATCGAGGAGTTTCAGGGCATTAAACTGAATAAAAAGCAGATTGAGTTTGTGAACGATAAAAACAGATTTTCGCTGGTTTCTGGCGGAATGGCATCTGGGAAATCTTTGGCGTGGATTATAAAATTTATTCTTATTACTCAATGGTTTCCTGGAACAAGGATAATGATAGGAAGAAAGACAAAGGGGAACGCCTCGGAAACGTTTATGAAGGACTTTGTTGATGTGTGTCCGCCTGGAATATATGAACACAAGATTGGTGAGGGAAAACTTGTATTTAGGAACGGAACGGAAGCCATATTCTTTGGGTTGGACTCTTTGGCTTCTGGCGGTGAGGATTTGAAGAAAGCAATACAGACGATTAAATCCCACAACTTCGGATTTGTATTTATAGACCAACTTGAAGAAATAGATGAAAAGGTATTTGAAGCATTAAACTCTCGTGTGCGAAGGAGACAATGCAAGCACGGAACCAATGAGGCAACGGGAGAGGTAGTTGTTATGAGAGATGAAAATAAGATGCCTTTATACGAAAAGTGTAATACGTGCGGATTATACAGTTTCAACCAGTTCAATATGACTACGAACCCAGCAAACTTCTGGGCGTATGATTTCTTTAAGGTACACCCTCGTCCGATGACTCACCTTGTAGAAACCTCTATGTTGGACAACAAGGGGAACTTGTCGGAACAGTTTATACAATCTGAACTTGCGAAGCCAGAACGCTATGTAAAGAAATATGTGTATGGAGAGTGGTCTCCCGACTCAATGGTTGAGGGTGGCGTGTTTTATGAGGATTATATCAAACAACAGTCATTCTATATCAAAAATCCGATACGGGAGTTTGACGGAATAAAGATTTTCGTTGAACCATCGGCGAAATATGAGTATCAGATTGGTGTTGACAGTTCGGAGGGTGCTACCGACCCCTGTTCCATACAGGTAATAAACAAGGATACTGGAGAACAGGTTGCCACATATAACCAGTTTGTGCCCGTTGGCGTGCAGATAGAGAAGACAATGCAGTTAGCTATGATGTATTCGCTTAAAAGGAAACCTTTATTGGTAATAGAAACAAACGCTTCGGGAACTGCGGTGATTGAGGGCATAAAGAAACTCTACGACAACATATACGAGCGTGAGATTTTCAATTATAGGGAGCAAAAAATACTTAAAAAACTCGGATTTCAGACAAACTTTGCTTCAAAAGCACTCCTCATAGAGAACTTCAATTCATTACTATCAAAGAAATATGTTATAATTAGTGATAGAAATACATTGGAGGAGATGAAAGTGTTTATCTATTCCGATGAAGCACAGAGTAAGGGAGCGGGGGCACAGAGCGGATACCACGATGACAACGTAATTGCTCTAATGCTCGCATTTTTCAACGTAAAACCAAAAACACAAGAAGAAAAAACATTACGAAGACTATTAGAAGAAAAAAGAGTTCAAACAAAAAAACCATACCAATTTTTATAAATGGAAGATAAATATTTACGGGGCAATATAGGAGCGTTTTACGGAAATGTCGAAATGCCAGGAGGATACAACTTCAACCACGTTGGAACACTCCGCAGAATTGACCTTTATTACAACGGAAAGTTTGAGAGTGGCGAGTTTGATGACAAGGGAAATAAGAAATTCTTTTTCAATGTAGGAAAACCAGCGTGTGATGTCGCAAGTAAATTTACCGACATAGACACGAAAGACACGTTGCTTTATCCAACAATACCGCAGAATAACTGGCAGGTGTGGCTTATGCAAAGCGACTTGAAACAATGGCTCAAGGAAAACAATTTCGGAGTTATCTTTAACGAGGTAAACGAGGATTACCCGAAATACGGACACGTCATTATAAAGAAAACTAAAAACGGGTGGAAAAAAGTAAATCTTGCAAATTGCAGATTTGACCCGTCATCGAAATCGTTTGAAACAGACACTTGGTTTTATGAAGCGTTGCTTATGACGGCGAGGGAAATACGGGGAATGAAATGGAATAAGGAAGAAGTTGATACACTCCTCTCCGACAAGAAAGCAAAGTATCTTATTTACGAGTGTTATGAGTACAATCACGAAGAAGGAAAGAAGTGGAAGCGGTATTTCAAATCGGGAGTTTGGGATTATAAACAGGGAGATAGATTGGTGCGGGGGACGGAGGCACTCATCAATAGCGAAAATAATTGGAACCCTTCGGTAACACTTTATGAGGACGAATTGAACGAACTTCCCTACAGAGAATTAAAATGGGAAGAAGTCCCAGGACGCAGACTCGGAATGGGATTTGTAGAATATCTCTTTGATAACCAAATAGCGGAGAATGAAGCGGAAAATCTTGAAAGAAAGGCACTATTCTTCAAGGCACTTCAGGTATGGTACACGAGAGATGAAAATATTGGCGGGAAGAATGTTTTTGACGGATTGGATAACGGAGATTTCTTGCTTACAGGAAGCGATATAGCGACACTTCCGAAAGACAACGCAGACCTTTCCGCATACAACAACACAAGAGGGCGGTGGTCGCAGAATACGGTTGCAAAGACGTTTACTTCCGATATATCGAGGGGAGAAAACTTGCCGTCAAGGACACCGCTTGGCGTTGCAAATATTCAGACCTCTATGTTGGTTTCATATTTTGAGAAGAAGAAAGAAAATGCTGGATTATTCTGGAAAGATATATTCTTGAGCGACATAATTCCATCATTCAAGAAAGAAGCACGGAAAAGGCACACTCTTACTATTCTTTCAACAACCTCTGGAATAAGCAAGTTCATAAAAATGAAAGCGAGAGAAATAGTAAACGGAATGGCACTTAAATATATTGCTTCTAACGGAAGGATGCCGAGTATGGACGAACTCGGACTATTGGAAGAAACGGTTATCAAGAGCATAAAATCGAATAAGAATATAGGGATTGATATTCCAGACGATTATTATGAAAATGCAAAGTATAGGTTTGACATAAACTTTACGGGAGAGCAACTCGATGTCGCCACTATGCAACAGAGTTTGGATGTTGCTATGCAACTCATCGGTTCAAACCCGCTTTTCGTTCAAAACAAGGGACTGCGTTCAATTCTTTTTAAGAGATTGGAACTTGCTGGTGTTTCGCCCGTTGATTTGGAACTTATGGAAGATGAAATGGAAACAAATCCGATTAGTCCAGAACAGATGATGCAAGGTGGTTCAATAGCATCACGGGGGCAACCGCAGTCGCCCGTAATGTCGGAACAAACTACAAGCGTATGAAACTAACTGAACAGGACAAAAAATTATTTGAGACACTTAATAGAAACGAATACGGAAAACTCCTAGTTGATTATTTAGAGCGTTTAATGGTTGATATGTTTAACCCAGAAGAACTCACCAAAGAAAACCTTGACGCGAGGAAAGATACCGCTGGGAAGATAAAGAACGAAATTATAGATAGGATAAAACTCGTACAGAAAGAGAAGCAGACCACATCAAAAAATCAGTTCGTATAATGAGTTGAGCTGACGGTAAAGCTCGTAAAACACCGACTATGGGAGAAAACCCAGACCAAAGGTCGAAAATCAAAAATAGACAAAACTATGGAAAATGAAAAAGACCTCGAAAAGGAAATTGATATAGACGAGAACCTTATCGAGGACGAAGATTTGAAAAAAAATCTTCAAACGGTAGTTGCTCAAAAAAAGCACTTCCGAGAAAAACATCAGAAGGTGATGCAGGAATTTGAAGATTATAAGAAAGCACACCCTGATACGGTCGAAAAGAAAGAGGTTGTACCTGTTGCCGAACCCGAAAAAAACACTTCACAATCAGACGATATAGAGACAGTTCTTGATTTGCGTGCAAAGAATTATTCTGACTCCGAGATACTCACACTTCGTAAGTATGCAAAGAAAATGAATACTCCGATTGCTGAAATCATTGAAGACCCCTTTATAAAGTCGGGTATTGAAGCGGAAAGGCAGAAGGCAAAAGTCGAACAGAATACACCGAACCCCTCCGCTGGTACATTTACTGCAAAAGGTAAAACTTGGGCACAAATGACACCAGATGAACGTAAGACTAATTACGATGCGTTCTTAAATGGAAAGGGTAGTAATTCAAATATATAGTAAAGTATGGCAGTAACCACAGACCCGTTCATCAAGACAGATTTAGACGCTAGAATAAATGAAATCTGGACTCCTATGGTATTGGAGGAAATGTTTGCGGCAACAGTCGCAGCAAATTTCTTCACTAACCTTACTCCGTATTTCGAAGTTATGGGTGGTGATATTGCTCACATCTTGGACGTGTATACAAACTCGTTCTCGGTGCAGACGCAAACCACGCAGGGCACAGAAATTACGACAGAAAGTCCAGCACAAGGAGATGTTACGCTCACGCTTGATACTCATAAGTATATTGCAACTTTGCTCGGCGATTTCCACAAACAGCTTCTTTTGAAGTCGTTTGATTTCGCTGGGACGTATGCAAAGAAAATGGGTGGCTCGCTTGCGGACGCTCTTGAAGACTCAATTCTTGCGTTATGGTCTGGCTTGACAGGAAATACTGCGTCAGGCGATACGGCAACCGTGTTGACCGACCTCGAAGTTCGCACAGCAATTGCGGCTCTCGTTGACGGAAACCACGATGCGGTTCGCAGGGCGGCTTTCATCGTTCACCCGAACGTGTACTGGTTGCAGTTGGCAGGAATTACGAAATACTATGACGCTTCTTCGGTTGGTGTTAACCCGTCAATCGTGCGTAATGGTAATTTCGGTTCGATGGATTTCTCTCGTGGACTTGTTGGTGGCTTGTACGGTATCCCCGTTTACACGACCACGAACGTAGTTTCAGCACTTGGAACCTATCGTAACTTGCTCGCTCTCCCAGAGGCATTTGGATTTGCACTCACCACGCCAGGTGGAAGCAAGGTAAGAATACAGTCAAGTAACGAACTTCGTAACTTGTCTACGCTTACCGTTGCAGACATTATGTATGGTGTTGCGGAAATTCGCGATGAGGCGGCAGTTCTATTGAACGCTTCAAATACGGCGACAACGTCGTAAATTGAGCCCACAGCCCTATCTGGTGGCTGTGGGAAGACAACCAGGTTCTTCCCAAAGTCATCAGGGTTACTGCCATAAACACAAAACTATGGCTAAAACATTTTTCTACAAAAGACCGAAAGACGGAATGATAATTGCGATGTATGAGCGTGAGGCATCTCTTACTGGAAAATTCTTTGAACATCTCGGAACGTCTGATGGAAAGAAGTATAATGAGGTGGTAGAGCCGTTTCGTATTGCATTAAATGAGATACAGACGCAGATGAATGAACTTACAAAGATGGGTCAGAAGGTTCCGAAGACCTTGCACACAAAGCTTGCGAAAGCGAGATTGGCGTTTCAAAAGGCACACAAAGACGGATTTGACGCTGAATTGGAAATAGCAAAGTCGAATAAGGAAAAACCAAAGAATACGGAATGGTCTTCACTTGACGGTCAGAAGATAGATAGACCGAACTGGTTAAAATAGTATGGACAAAAGAACACAAGAAAAAATAGACGAAATAAATGCCTCTATACCAGAGGAACTGAAAAACAATCTTGTTTCAAAGGAAGATAATCAAGAACTTCTTGAAGCAAAAGAACAGGCGGAGTTTATTCTTCATAGAATGGAAGGAGATAGAAACATAATAAGTTCAAGACAGAAAAGACAGTTGAAGGAGTCATTGGAGGGATTTTTGAAGAACACCGATTTCACGAAGAAAGTTGAAAAGGTAAACCCGAAAGCAACAGAGGGAATAGATAATTTTCTTAAAGGTGCGATGGAAAAGGAAGTAAAAGCGGGACGACTCAATCCAGCGAGTAAAACAGACATCGAGTCGTTTATGCGTAAGATTACGAGAAAATGAGAATAGTCGGATATGGGGTGTGTGGCGAGGGAGAAGCGAACAAGTATCTTGAAAACACACTAAAAGAATTTAAGAAGTTATGTGATGAGGTTGTTATCGTGTGTAATAATACCACGAAGAAAGAAGATGAACTTATAAGAAAGTATGGATTTGGTATTGTAAGGGACGACAGGGAATGGGGGGTGGCACAGCACAAGATAAAAGAAGATTTTGTTAGGAACGTATTACCTAAATATAAACCCGATTATTGTCTTGGTCTCGATATGGACGAGGTGTTTGAAGAAGGATTTACAAGAAAAGATTTAGAAGCATTGAATGGGAAAGCGTCGTATTTCTATTTCGTAAGTTTCTGGGACGATGAAAAACACTATAACCCAAACGTATCTTTCTGGAATGTAAGATATTGGAAATACGGAAATGAAGATAAATCGTTCTATCCGCAACCGCTTCATTGTGGACTAGTGCCAAAGATGTTCTATTCGCTTGGAACAAGAGCCCCACACTATATACGCCACTACGGATTGATAGAGAGAGAGTCGAAGATAGAACGCTACGACAAGTATGATAAGAACGCCAATTTCAAGGGGAAGGCGTACTATGATGAATTGCGTGGCGGAATAAAAAAGGAATACAATAGCACGGAAACAAAAAAAATGGTCGTTGATTTCGTGAATAAATACAAAGAAAAAATAAACAAAAGCATTATGGGAAAAAACAAACAAGACGAGAAAGTGTTTTTTGTGAGAAATCCTCACGGTGTTGTTGTTCCGATAGTAGAAAGACACCTAAATGAAACACTTAAAAGAAAGGGATTTCAGTTGATTGGAGAAAACACAGTACAAGAACATAAGGGTACTGACGATAAGATTGGGAATGTGTTTGACGAATATAAAGTGGACGCCGAAATAATTAAAGCCCCAGAGGAGAAGGCAAACCCGTTGGAGTGTGTTATATGCGGTTTTGTCGCAAAAAACTTGGTGGGTGCGAAAGCTCATCAAAAAAAACACGAATAAAATTCTATACTTCGGTTCATTCGGTAAATCGTATGACACTGAGGTTTATGTAGCGAACACCCTTGAAACATTGGGTTGCGAGGTTACGAGGAGACCGACCACGAAAACTTCATTTGAGGAGTTTGTAGAACTTATGAATATGAAGTGGGACGCTGTTGTATTCTCAAAGGGGTGGTTCGTTTTCGACCAAGACAAGTTAGCGGAGATAATAAAAAATACCAAGAATACAACGATTGGGTGGTTTTGGGATTTATGCTGGGGAACGAAACGGGAAAAACTGCTCGTAGAACACCACTTATTCAAGTGCGACATTGTATTAACATCAGATGGCGGCGATAGAGATTGGAATAGATACGGAATAAAACACAGGACACTACGACAGGGAATATATGAACCAGAAGCGGTATTAGGAAATAAGAAAGATGACTTTGACTATGACGTGGTCTTTGTTGGAACTAACGTCCACGCCGACGCATTTGGTTGGTTTGAAAGAGACAGGTTGATAAAGTTTCTTAAAAGAACATACGGAACCAGTTTCAAACAATTTGGGGTTTCAAGGGAGATAAGAAACCTAGAATTGAATGACCTTTATGCTTCCGCAAGGGTAGTTGTCGGCGATAGCGTATATGCGAAAAACTACTGGTCTAACAGACTATACGAAACGATAGGGCGTGGCGGTTTTCTTGTGTTCCCGAATGTTCCAGGAATTGAAAAGGAGTTTGTGCCGTACAAGCACTTTATACCGTATGAGTATGGAGATTATGAAGGATTGAAAACAAAGATTGACTACTACATAAAACACGATAAAGAGAGAGAGGAAATAAAACTTGCTGGATTTGAATACTGCAAAAACAATCTTACTTATACGCACAGGTGTAGAGAGTTGCTGAAGATAATAAAAGAATTAAACACACAAAAATGAAATTTGATATTGTAGAATACAAAGACGATGACTATAACGACTTCAAAGATTTCTATTTGCAGATATTATTCGAGTCTCATCATTTTACGCCTTACGACCCAAAAACACTAAAAGAAAAGTTAGTTGAGGAAGATAGATATAGTTTTATTATAAGAGAGAACGACAAGATAATTGCACACGTTTCGATAGCGAGAATGGGAGACCTAAAGAACGCACTTACATTTGGTTTTGCGGTGTTGAAAGATTATCAGAGAATGGGAATAGGAAAAAAAATGATGGAATTTGTGTTTGAATTTACAAAGAAGTTGGGATATAAACACATTATAGGTACTATACACAAAAACAACTATAAATCAATAATATTTAATACAAAATATGGATTTAATGTTATAGATGATAGCGATGAGTCGGTTATCAGAGTAGAAAAAACATTCGTATGACGGGGACTATAGGATATGCGGTTTCTTCTGGTCTTGGAATACAGACAAGGGCACTCATAGATAACGGGGTGGTGGATAAGATATTCATTGTGCCCCACTCGCACTACAAGAAAGAGGATTGGTACAGCAAATCACAGGTAGTTGGTTCCATTGAAGAATTGCTTGATGCCTGCGACTCTTTGGTATTTATAGAAACTCCGTTCTTTTGGGATATTATACCGAAAGCAAGAGAGCGTGGAATAAAGACAACGCTTATCGCTATGTACGAGTGTACGCCATATCCGTTTCCTTATTCTCCAGATGTTCTGCTTGGGTGTTCCGCTATGGAAACAGAACACTATAAGAAACTTGGATATACAAACGAATGTGAACACATAAACGCACCAGTAGACATTAAATGGAAACAAAGAAACAAGGCGAGAGTGTTCGTTCATAATTCAGGACACGGTGGATTATTGGGAAGGAACAGCACAAAAGAAGTATTGGAAGCGATGAACTATGTAAAATCTCCGATAAAACTGATTGTGAGGTCGCAGAATGGAAACTACAAATCATTTGACAGCAGAGTTGAAATCATAAACGAGAGCGTTCCCTACGAAGAACTCTGGGAAGAAGGAGATATATTGCTTTTACCAGAGAAGTTTGGCGGTTCGTTTCTCCCAATGCAGGAAGCGTTTGCGTCTGGTATGGGAGTTATGGCTACCGATAGGTTTCCAACGAACGATTGGCTACCGAAACAGTTGCTTATAAAGCCCGTTGGATACAAGCAGATAAAAATGGGTTCCTATTTTCAAATGGCGGAGATAGACCCAGTCAAAATCGCACAAAAGATAGACGGGTGGTATAATGAGGATATATCGGAGTTCTCGAAAATGGGAAAGAGGTGGGGCGAGAATAATAATTGGAAGTCGCTGAAAAATATATATATAAAAGCAATAAAATGACACTCAATAATTACGATATAGACTTCTACCTAAATAAGATACGGAATAATGAAACGTTCTCGAAAGGGATGTATGGCGATGGGGAATGGCAGTGTATCTTCAATCAATGCGGTTTGAGTTTTGCGAAGAACTGCGAGGACACAATATATTCACCAGAACTTTCAAAACAGATGTATGACTCTCTTTCGTTTAATGAGGAGAACTTCTATTTCGCCGCACCAGACACATTCAAAATAGTACCGCAATACTTCGGATATGAAAAAACGATAGACGAGTATTTTCCCAACAAGGTATTCTATGAAAAGAACGTATGGAATAAAGCGATGTGTAAGGCGGAACTGTATCCCGTTATAAGTGAGTTCAGGAAGCACAACGTATGTATTATAGGAAATAAAATGCTGAAGGGTCTTACGTTCTTAAACTATGATAAGTTCATTGAGGTAAGTTATCCCAACTGTTTTGGTGAATTGGAAAGTGTTGTGAAACAATGTCTTGAATATGGAAAAGAGGGAATATACATTTTTGCCTGTGGGATACCAGCAACACTATTCGTTCAAGCATTACACGGAAAGATACCGAACTCTTGGTTTTTGGACTTGGGTTCTATCTGGGATGGGTTTGTGGGAATAGGCGGACAAAGACCCACTCGCAGACAATTCTATCTGAACCAAGAACTGTGGAAAGAATGGGTTGATAAAAACCTGAAAGAAATAGAATGGAGTAGAGAGATGCCATTAGTCGAATTTTATGGAAGGGGAAGCAAAGATATTATAAATGGACAAAAACAAAGTTAGAGAACATTGGAACGATAGAGTAAAAAATAATAAACACGATTTAAGGGGAATGGTGTGGCACTCTGGATTTACCTTACAGCACGACAAACTTGTACGCCACATTTTATCTTTCTTCAAAGATAAGAAAGTTCTTGATGTTGGGTGCGGTTATGGAAGGTTTAGCGATATATTCGAGAAAGATAAATATCTCGGCTTTGATATATCGGATGAGATGGTAAAACTTGCGAGAGAACTGTATCCTGATTATTCATTTGAAAGAATGGAATATAAACCGATAAAAGAACACTACGATTTAGTATTTCAGGTTATATCGCTTGGCTCTATGTCGGTTACTGAAAAACAGTTCTTCGATGATTTTGATGCGGAAGTGATAGCGTCTTTTGGACCAAACTCGTTTAACATTAAATTCAGTCCATCGGAAACAGACCACACAAAAGGATTACTATATGAAACAGATAAACAATAAACAAATAAACACTCCAGAATACTGGAACGAAATAGAAAGAAGCACGGCAAGGGATTTCGGTTTAAGACAGAAGAAATATATTGAATTTGCGGGAAAGGGAGAAAGTATAATTGAACTTGGGTGCGGACTCTCTCCTATGTTGCACTATGCAAGCAACTTCAAAAGGAAAGTTGGTCTTGATTTTTCTGATGTGGTTATAAAGACCGCAAGAGAATTATATGACAACGTAGAATATGTTGTGGGAGATTGTACGAATACAAAGTTTGCGGATAAAACATTTGATGCTGTCGTTGCGGGAGAGTTGATAGAACACTTGGAGAAACCCGAAGCACTCATAAAAGAAATGTCTAGGATTTGCAAGGACGGCGGTACAATAATCATATCAACGCCAAAACTAGAGTTCAACGACCCTGAACATCTATGGGAGTTTAACGGTGAAGATTTTAGAAAGTGGGGATTTCGAGTGGAGATAGTAAAGTCGGATAGATTTAAGGGACGTAAATATATATTCGCAATATGCAAAAAGTAGCACTTATCACGGGAATTACTGGACAGGACGGAAGTTATCTTGCAGAGATACTATTAAAAAAAGGTTATAGGGTTTATGGAACCATAAGAAGGTCGTCGTCGTTTAATACTGGAAGAATAGACCACATAAGAAACCAAATAGAGTTAGTTTATGCTGATATGACAGACCCATTCTCTTTAATGTGGGCTATAAAAAAATCTAATCCAGACGAGATTTATAATTTGGCGGCACAATCTCACGTTCAGGTAAGTTGGGAAACGCCACTCTATACCGCAAACACAACGGGAGTGGGCGTATTAAATCTATTGGAGTCGGTAAGGGTTCTCGGATTAAATCCTAAAATCTATCAGGCGAGTACGTCTGAACTTTATTCAGGAAGAATTGGAGAAGCACCACAAGACGAAAACACAAAGTTTGACCCAGTATCGCCGTATGGTTCCGCAAAGTTATATGCGTTCCAGATAGCAAAAAATTACAGGGAAGCGTTTGGAATGTTTGTGGTGAACGGTATTTTATTCAATCACGAGTCAATACGTCGTGGAGATAATTTCGTTACCAAAAAAATAGTAAATGCAATACCAAGCGGTGAGGTTCATTTGGGAAATACCGATGCTTCAAGGGATTGGGGATACGCACCAGAATATATGGAGATGGCGTGGAAAATGTTGCAAGAAGAAACTCCGAATGATTATGTTGTCGCTACTGGCGAAACGCATACGGTAAAAGAGTTTATAGAATGGGTTGAATATGAAACGGGAAAGAAGTTGAAAGTTATTATTGACCCAGCGTATATAAGACCAGCAGACGTGGAATGTTTGAAAGGAAATCCAGCAAAAGCGTATAAGATTTTGAAGTGGTCGCCGAAGGTCAGGGGAAAAGAGTTGGTAAAGAAAATGATTTATGGAGATTTACAGTAAACTGGAAAAAGAGTTTGCGGAGTTTATAGGGACAAAGTATGCGGTTTCGGTGAATACAGGAACTGCGGCACTTCACATAACGCTGTCGGCACTCGGCATTGGACGTGGTGATGAGGTATGCGTACCGAACTTTACGTTTATATCAACGGCGTGGGCGGTTACCTATACTGGTGCGAAGCCAGTATTCTACAACTCGATAGAAGATATAAAGACCACAAATAAAACAAAAGCAATTATTGTCGCACACATTTACGGAGTTCCAGAAAATATGGATTATGTAAAAAAGATTGCTGGAGATATTCCGATAATAGAAGATGCGTGCGAAGCACACGGAGCAACTTTCAAAGGAAAGAAAGTAGGAAGTATCGGACTCGCTGGTTGTTTCTCTTTTCAGGCATCAAAGATAATAAACTCCGAGGAGGGGGGAATTATCACCGTGAACGATAAGGAACTCGCAGATAAAATCCGCATAATGAAATCAACTGCGAATGACGGAAATTATAGGCACTCTATGTTGGCTTTCAATTATCGTATGCCGAACGCAACCGCATCACTTGCTTTGAAATCATTGAGGGGCGTTAAAACAAACCTTAAGAAAAGGGAAAGAATATGGAAATGGTTTCACTCGGTACTTGGCGAATACGGAAAAGAATGGGTTGCGGGACAGGTGGCGTGGGTATATCCGTTATATGTTGACGTTCCGTTTGGGAGGAGATTTTTTCAGGCGATGACTTCTCAACCTATGTATGGGAATAAAAAGAACACTTATACAGGACGAGTCTTGCCTATAAATCCGAATATGACAAAAAAACAAACAGTCGAATTAGCAAAAAAAATAAAAGATGAAATCAAAAAAACAGGTTATTCAGGAAATGCTTGATGGCTCACAGGAAAATATCTATTCATTTGAGGTAATGGAGCAGTATTTGAGCCAAAACCTTATTCTCTCTGTCGGGAATAAACAAAATACGGAACTCGCACTCGGCAAGGTACAGAGGGATTTGAAGGAAAAAAAGCACCTTGTGGGGTTCTTGGAAAATCTACTCAAAGAAACGAAGTAGGTTTATGGTATAATTAGTGTATGATATTAAGTTCTGCTTCACTTTCGAGCATCACGGAAAAACCGTCAATAGTCGAGGATATTGACTATACACTTGGTACGGATAGTACGAGTTTTCCTCTTGCAGACAAACTTCGACTTATAAACAAGTGGTATCTTCGTGTTGCGTTGTGGATTTGGAAAGCACAAAACACGTGGCAATTTGACGACAAGAACGCAACGACACTCCCAAGAGCAGTTACGACGCTTGTGGCGAACCAAAGAGATTATTCAATTCCCACAAATGCATTATCCATCGAAAGGGTTGAGGTGCTTGATACTAATGGAGAATGGCAAACGCTTGACAGAAAAGATAAGAAGTATTTTCAGAATGGATTAGATAACGAAGACGCAGGACTTCCACTTTATTGGGACGTTGAGGGATATTCGGTAATCATACATCCGAAACCGACATCAAGTTTTGTAACGCTCGCAAGCGGACTTCGGTTGTTCGTTTCAAGACAAGTTACCGAGTTTACGAAAAGCGATGCTGCGATAGAACCAGGATTTGAGGAACAGTTCCACGACTTTCTTTCAAAGGGACCGTCGTTTGATTTCGCTTTAGCAAAGCAGATGTACGATAAGGCAAACATATTGAAGGGAGAGATAGCGGGTTTGCGGGTGGACCTCGAAGACTTTTATCGAAGACGGGAGACGAAACACCCGAGAATGAATCCGAGAAAATCATCGTATGTCTAGTTGGAATTTTGAATCAAAAAACACAGCGAATTATACCTATACAAATAGGTCAAGGAAATATTTTTGATTGAGTGAAGATTTATTTAAGATACTGAAAGAGGACGGCGGAGGAATACTACTGGAACAAGGAATGTCTGATTATTCAAATCAATCAAAAAACACAGCGTCGTACTCATATGAAACAAAGAACTAAACTATGGCAGATACAAAAATATCAGAATTAGATTCTCTAACACCAGTTGCTGATAACGACCTTGTTGTTGTTGTTGATGTTTCCGATACGTCAATGTCGGCATCGGGTACCACAAAGAAAGCTCTGAAAACAGAACTAAAAGGAGATACTGGTGCCACTGGAGCTACAGGACCAGCTGGAAACGATGGAGAAGATGCTTTTGTTTACATAGCGTATGCGTCTGATGATAGCGGTACCGACTTCACCACAACATTCAATGCCGCACTAAATTATATTGCGATAAAAACCACAACTACGCAGATTGTGTCTCCACAGGCATCAGACTTTACTGGACTTTGGAAGAACTATAAGGGTGCCACTGGTGCAACAGGAAGTGCTGGTGCAAACGGAGACAACGCATATGTATATATTGCATACGCCTCGGACGATAGTGGCACTGGTTTTACAATGACGTTCAACTCTGCGTTGGATTATATAGCGATAAAAAATAGTGCAACCGAGATACCTACGCCACAGGCAAGCGATTTTGTTGGCTTATGGAAAAACTATAAGGGTGCAACTGGTGCTACTGGTTCACAGGGTCCCGCTGGAAACGATGGCGTCGTACAGTCGGTTGTTGCAGGAACTGGAATAAGCGTTAACAGTACAGACCCAGCAAATCCAGTTGTTACGAACACACTGGATATAAGTGGGAAGGAAGACGCGTCAAATAAAAAAACCGATTTAACGGATAACTCTGATACATTCTATCCAAGTCAGAAGGCGGTAAAAACTGCTGTTGACGCTAAAATTTCTACTGGTGCCGGAAATGCCGATTCTTCTGTTTCAGATGCTTCGACAACCGTTAAGGGGAAAGTAGAGCTTGCTATTGCAGGCGAAGTGGATACAGGTACAGATGCGACGAGGGCGGTGACTCCAGATGCGCTCGCTGGTTCAATACATGGATTGAAGGAATTCCAGCTGAAAATCTTCGATGACGCTACGGCACTTGCAACCGGTGACGGAAAACTCATTATCATGATTCCGGAATCCTGCAACGGAATGAATCTTGTGAAGGCACACGCAGGAGTGACGACCGTATCCTCATCTGGAGCTCCGACTGTTCAGATCAGAAATGTGACGCAGGCAGCAGACATGCTTACGACGGCGATCACCATAGACGCAAACGAAAATACTTCATATACCGCAGCAACCGCTCCGGTCATTGATACGAATAACGACGATGTCGCTACAGGCGACCTCATTGCAATTGACGTAGACGGCGCAGGCACTGGCGCAAAAGGTCTGATCGTATATCTCGCATTCCAAACACCGTAAAAATGAAAATACATCCATTACAGAATGGAAAGGATAGGGGATGGGGAAAATTTAGGTCTATCATTGACTTCTTTTTACCCTACACAAAGAGAATACGACAAGAGGCGTATACAAGGGTTTACTTCGGTCCGAAAGGGGTGGAAAAGATAGAGAGAGAATTCTATACGTTCCGTTCATTTACGCGCCATTACTTTGAAATGGCAATAGTATATCCAGTG